GATGTTGTTGCGTTTACATCATCGGGGTTTGAGCCGATTAGTATTTCACTCATCTGAGTTCTCCATATTTTTTTGAAGGTCTTGTATGTATCTTCGTGTAGAAAGTAGACCTGATATCTTTCCACATATATTTTGGTATTCAGCGTAGTCTTTGGCTACACCAGTACCTAAATGTTCTTCTAAATTTCTAACTTGTATATCTATTTCTCTTAATATAACTTCGTATTCATTCATTTAGTTTCCTTGTTTGAAGGTTGTTGTTTTTGTTTTTCTTGCATAGCCATTTGAGCTTTTGCTTTACCTAAATCAGAGCCCATCTTAAAGCCTTCTATTTTTTCTTTGGAAGCAATATTAGCTTTTTCTGCTTGGGCTTTAGCTGTCACTTGCATACCAGCAATTTCTTTCTGAGCTGCTATACGAGCTTTCTCAACTTCTAACTGATCAGCTTTAGCTGCTGCGTCAATTTGCATTTTCTTCATCTTGATATCAACTTCTTGTGCTTTTAACTGAAGTTCTTTGAGTTGCATTTGAACCACAGGGTCTTGCGCTGCTTGTTGAGCATTGCGTGCTGCAATTTCAGTTTGATTTTGGTTAAGAAGTTGTTGTGCTGCTGGAACAGCCATACGAGCAATTTGAAGTTCTTGTTCTGGTGATAATTTAGTTTCATCATCACTATCATCAAGGTCGTTATATGGGATATTAATGCCCATAGTGAGCTCCATTTGACGTTTATATTCCATACCAATGTGCTCTGTAATATGCGCTTGTAATGCTTGTGCAATTAATGGAGCTTGTGGGTTTTGACCAATCAATTCTCTGACCTTTGGATCATTTAACATAGCCATATGGATTTGAATATGGGCTTGATGATCTTGATACATGAAAGCTTTCATAGGTTTGTTCTTTAAAGCGTTCATATTCTCAGTAATTGGGTCTAATGGCTTCTCATCTTCAGGTAACGGTACCAATTTTTCAGCATTTTTGATGCCTAATACGTCTAACATCTGACGATGTAGGTATGGTAGGTTGTAAAGTTGAGGTGCTGTTTGTGAAAGTTGTAAAACTGCTTGGTATTGCACCACTTTTTGTGACATTGTGGCTGCATTTGGGTCAGAAACAGGGATAATATTGACCATTTCGTAGTCTGATCTACGAGCTTTACGAGTTCCTGTCGCTGGTTCGTATGAATAATCAGCTGGAGCGTAGCTTGCAATGATTTTTTTGAGTAATTTGAACTCATTTTTCATTGAAAAGTGCATACGAGCTTGAATAGCTGACATCACTTTGAGTGTTCTTTCTAGAATTGCTAACGTTGTACCAACTGGAGAGTTAGCACTCATGTCAGAAACCTTCAAATCACCCGCTGCTGCGAATCTTCTACCCTCTTCAATGATCTGATTGAGTAGTTGAATGAGTGTTTGTGATGGTTCTTTGTATGGTAAAGGCATGATGTTGTCTTTCATCGTGCCAGAAGGTACGTCTACATCTCTAAATTCACCTGGAGCAATCGGTGTATCATCACCTTTAACTCGTAAACCACGAGTCTTGAATCCGCCTGGAAGGTTAGCGAGTGATCCAGCGTCTACTAATTGACGTAAGATAGATGTACCAGATTTAGCAAATCCACCGATTAAGTGAATAAGACCGAATGCATAGAATCCAAAACCTGGAATGTATGGATAGTGAACAAAGTGTTGACGTTTTTGATATGTCTCATCATCTGGTTCCCAGTTTCTACGGATAGCAAGTACTTGCATACTGCCGTATTCAATAGTAACAATGTAAGGAAGTTTTAAACCAGTCTTATTACCTTTGTCGTCTTCATGTTCAAATCCAGGAAGATCTAAATCAACCTGCATTTCAATAAGTTTGTATCTAGAATCAGTTGTTGCACGGAAGCCTAACTTCTCTGCAATCTTCTTCTCAACTTCATCTAATGTATTTTGTGGTGCGCCTAATTCAACATCACGATAGAAGCCATCAAGTTGAAGTCTTAGTAATTCATTTTCTGTTTTACGCATAACGTGAGATACACGCTCTGCTGTTTCAAGATTAGAAGCACCATAAGGTACAACTAAATCTTCTGAAGGTACATAGATAGATACTTGACGATCAAGACCTGGATCTACATAAACCTTTTTAAATCCGTTACCAGATAACGCTGTACCCCATAGCATACGTTCATGTTCTGAACGATACTCAGTCATCTTTTCTGTAAGCTCATAGTTCATGTCATCCACGACACGTTCCATCGCATCTTTTTTCTGTTGTGTTTCTTTACCAATGATCTCGCCCTTAACTGGACCAGATGCTGGGAAAGTATCCATGATTGTTTCTGATTGGAATTTAGTGACTGCTTCAGCTAAGATTGGGTGGTAGACTCCACATGCACCATCCCATGGCTCTGAGCGTTCTTCAATTTTCAGACCTAAAAGTTCTAAACCATCGACATAAGTTTGAATCCAGTCTTTTCTTGACGCTACGTCTCCATCAAAATCACCAATTAAATCTCCAGCTAAAAGCGTTAGCTCACCTTGTGTAAGTTCTTCTGCTAAGTTTTTATTAAACTCTTCAGTATCTTCTGCCTTTTCAATATCAATCTCTAATCCATCCATGCTAATCTTTACAGATTCTGGATCTTCAATTTCAATTTCAACAGGAGGTGCTTGATCAATTGCTGCTAGACCTTGTGGTGCTTCGTATAATGCTTTGTCGATTGCCATAATTTTTCCTTAGTAATATGCTACTTTGCGTCTAAATTCTCTTGGTTCATCTGGTTCGTCTGTTGGAAGATTAACGAATCCTCCCTTTCTAAACCGAATAAGAGCTTGGGTTGAAGAGTCCACTAAGTCATCGTGGTCTGAATTTGGAAAGGCTGCCATCTCTTCTATGACTTCTTCGGCCCACCTTTTGCGTGGTGCCCAAACCTTGCCAGAAGCGAATAAATCTGTTACAGAGTTTAATCTGCTTATTTTATCGTTTCCACGGGTCGGTGTAAACTCTTGAACGGGTATTCCCATCCTTCTTAATTCAAAGACTAACGGGGCTCCAGAGGCCTTTGCTTCGATAATAAAAGCATCTGGTTGCCATTCTTGGTAGTATTCCAAAGCTCTTGCTTTAAGTTCTGGGAATTCCATCCGCTCTTTAAGAGCATCAAGAAGAATAATATGAGGATCATTTTCGTTTTCATCTTTATAAAACACTCCCCAAGTGGTACAAGCTGAATAGTCAGAACGTTCATTCTTAGTAAAAGCGGTATCCCATGACTGAATAATGAACTGACAATAAGGTGGGTTTTCGTTTTCCCACTCTTGCCACCATTCACGCTTAACTAAAGCACCTTCTTCAGAGGTTGGGTCTTGTTGGTACTGAGCTTGCCATTTACTTAACGGCAACTCTATTCTTAGTTTGCTTAATTCATCAAAAGACCAGAACTCTGGCCATAAAGGTTTCTCACTAGGTAAAATAGCTGGGAGTTCAATGATCTCCCATTCATCACCATCACGATCCGTCATGGATTGTAGAATCCTGCCTGTGAGGTCTCGTTTAGCCCAACGGGTCATAACGACTACAATCGATCCACCTGGTTGTAAACGTTGACGTGGACCTGAGGTGTACCACTCAAATACTTTATCGTATACGGTAGGGTCGCCTGCGGCTAACGCTGCTTCCTGTTCCGAATGCGGGTCATCAATGATGAGTAGATCAGCTCCTTTACCTGTGACAGTACCACCCACACCAATAGCAAAGTACTCACCATTAGCATTAGTACTCCAGCGACCAGCAGCTTTAGAGTCAGACCGAAGGGCGACATTTGGGAATATTTTCGCATAGACTTCAGAGTCTACCAGATTTCGCACCTTTCGTCCAAACCCAACTGCAAGTTCAGCTGTATTAGAACATTGGATAATCTTCTTACCTGGAAACCTTCCTAAGAACCATGCAGGGAGTAAAAAGGATGCAAACTCAGACTTTGTATGTCGAGGAGGCATGTTAATGATTAATCGTTTGATCTCACCATTAGCGATCTGTTCAAACTTCCTCGCCATTAATACATGGTGTCTACCATGAATAAATCCAGGCCACATCGTAGTTACAAACTTCATAAAGTCTTCACTGCCTTCTTCACGAAGTAAAGCATTGTCATACTCTCTGACTTGCTCTAATACCATAGCCTGTTCTTCAGGCGATAGCATATTCATCAGCTCTACGACTTTATCACTCAAGATCTCTTACCCTTAATCCAGCTGGACGGATTGAACGAGCACGCCCCTTAACCCCTTTGCAAACCCCTATCTCAATAAGGATCTGCATCTTACGGGCCACATTACCCCTACCCTTTTCGCCCGTTAGACGCATCACATCATCTATAGTCGGACCAAAGCCATAGGTTTTCCAGAACTCGTCAACGATTAGAAAGATCTCTTTTTGTGCTGGGGTCATTGATTAGAAGCAGTTGGTTACGTTACCACAAGTCGTACAGTTAACAATACGACCATCTATAATGTAAGTCTGTGTGTAGCATGCATACGCTCTTAATGCTACTAAAGATAATACAATACCTAATGCTATTGCTAGTTTTTTCATTTTTCTTCCTTTTTGTTGTTAAGTTGTTTAGATGCTTTCCATGCTTCCCACATCTTTTCATCGTCATACTGTAAAAAAGAAAGACTAGGGCTTTGTAAGTAGATTCTTTCATACCAGTAAGTAAACTCTGGACTATAGGGAAGCTTCTTCTCTATCTTTTCTACATTTGCAATCTTTTTAATCGCTTCGTATTGTTCTTTGGTTAATGGGCCGTCATCTAATTCATAGTGAAGACCATCGTTGCCGTTTTGCCCCACAATATCTATCCTGCTCATAAAGACTCCGTTATGTAATAAACCATAAAAGCCAAAGCAATCCATGTTAAAACCAATCCAACCATGGTCCAATCTTCTTTCCGCCCCCTATAACCCTTTAGGTCAGCCCA